TCGCCTTACTGCTGAAAACCAACACCTCCGCAAAGGTCTTATTGATAACGGTTACGTTATTCGTGCTGACTCAATTGAGAAGAAAGCGGAAGAAGAAATGATGGACATCGACGGTGAGATGGTTGCCAAGAGCGACATCCCAGCTCCAGTCCTGAAAGCACTCGAAGCTGCTGCTGTAGCCAAGCGTGAACATGAAATCGAAAAGGCTGACCTTGAGTTGACAAAGAAAGCAGAAGAAGTTCTGCCACACTTTGAAGCTGATGCAGCCAAGTCTCTTCTGAAGTCATTCTCAGAAGACGAAGGAATTATGGTAATGCTTAAAGCTGCTGATGCTGCCTTTGAAGCCTCCATGCAAGAATTTGGTAAGTCCGATGTAGACGGTGAGTTCGCTACCTCTGCTGACAAACTGGATGCTCTCGTAAAGTCCTACATGGACGAAAACCAACTGAAAAAGAGTGAGTTCGCCAAGGCTTATGCTGCTGTAGCTAAGACCGACGAAGGCAAAGCACTCATCACTAAATCCTACAAAGGGGAATAACAATGGCCGTTATGCAGTCTCGTGATAACCGCACTTTTATCGCTGGGGAAGACCTTTCCGCAGCACAATTCAAATTCGTAACTCTGGAAGCTGACGGTCAAGTTGATCTGGCTGACGCTGCTGGTGAGAACGCTATGGGCGTATGTCTTGCTGGTGCTGCCGCTGGTGCTGCTGTAACAGTGTGTGTATCAGGTTCAGTTATGATAACTGCTGGTGGTACTATTGCCGCTGGAGCCTCTCTACAAACAGACGCTTCGGGTGATGCTATAACAGCCGCAAGTGGTGATGTAGTTCTTGGATACGCCCGTGAAGCTGGTGTAGACGGTCAAATCATCGAAATGGAAATGATCCAAGGTGGCAACTTAGTCGCCTAATCCAGCATTTAAAGGAATAATATAATGCCTCTTTTAACTCCCTCACAGGTACATATCGACCAGCCGTTGTCTAACTTGACACTGGCCTATGTACAAGAACAAACTAACTTTGTCGCTGATAAAGTATTCCCAACCGTAGGTGTTGCTCGTCAGTCTGACAAGTATTACATCTATGACCGTGCGAACATGAACCGCTCTGGTGACGTAAAGAAACTTGCGCCACGCACAGAAGTTAACCGCATCGGTATGGCAATCTCCAACGCCGCTTACTACGCTGACGTATATGGCCTCGGCATGGACTTCGATGAGCAAACTATCGCTAACGAAGATGCAATGTTGGAAATCCGTTCCGCTGGCGCACAGACATTGACAACTCGCTTGTTGATCGACCGTGAAGAGCGTTTCGCTGACACATTCTTCAAGGCTGGCGTCTGGACTACAGACAACACACCCGGCAACTTGTGGTCTGATTACACTAACTCCACACCAATCTCTGATGTAACCGCCGCTCGTCGTTCGATGCAGTTGACATCTGGTGGTTTCAAGCCAAACACAATGGTTGTTGGTAAAGAAGTTCGTGACATCTTGGTTAACCACCCAGACATCCTTGCTCGTTTGAACGGTGGCGCAACTGTATCAAACACAGCTTTGATTACAGATGCTAAACTGGCTGAAATCTTTGAGGTAGAAAACTTCTACGTCATGGAAGCTGTCAAGAACGGTGCTGCCGAAGGTCTGGCAGAAGCCAACGCCTTCATCGGTGGTAAGAACGCTCTGTTGGTACACACACCTCGTGCATCCGGTCTGATGACCCCTGCCGCTGGTCTGACATTCGCATGGAACTCAGTTCCCGGCGTAAACAACCTCGGTGTTACCGTTGAGTCCTTCTCTGACGATGCTCTGAAGCGTCAACAGGTTGCAGAACACATCCAAGTTAAAATGTCCTATGACATGAAAGTCACAGGCGCTGACTTGGGTTACTTCTTCTCTGCTGTAATCGCCTAAGCGATAATACTAAAGGTGTACCCTGAGCTTAACGGCTTGGGGTACAACCCAATATATAACAGAACATAACAGTATTCATATAATGGAGAGTCCTATGCACCCCACATACTTGGGTTGGCAGGTCGATTGGCCTGTGTTTATCAAGATGCCACTACTGGCAGATAATACGAATTGGAAACGTGGAGATCACTTTAACTGGGCAGAGCGAGGGATAGACCAAGACAAGGTTGCTACCCTGTACGCCGCTGGTTACGTTCACCACAATAAAGAGCTTGAGGTTCAGACCAAAGTTGGAGATCGACTGTCTGAACTAGCGGGTAAAGAATTAGAGACCTTGGTTAACCTCCTTAATGTTGAGGTAAACAAGCGAACATCCAGCAAAGCTGAGTTTGAATCTAAGAAGTGTAAGAAGTCCAAGATTGACGACAAACAACGTGGTTTAATTCGTCGCTTCCTTAATGTTAATCGCTGGATTACAGAAGACTTCTACGAAATACGAGATAAGGTTCTCGCAGACTAATAACAACGGAGACGACTTACATGGCATGGTCTTACGATCCTACAGACTTGGACACTACCACGGCCTCTGGTCGTCTCAACACAGTACGTCTTCTCATTGGAGATACTGATACAGTTGACCAACAGGTACAGAACGAAGAGATCACATTTGCCCTATCTGAGAATGGCAATAATGTCTACTACTCTGGTGCTTGGACTGCTCGTGTTATCTCCGCTAAATACTCCCGACAAGTAACGACACAACTAAGTGGTGCTTTGAGTGCTGACTACTCCGACTTAGCCAGACAGTATAAAGCATTAGCAGATGACCTAGAGTACCAAGGTAAGACCGCAGGTGCTTCGGTGGGTGTCTTAGCTGGTGGTATCACCAAGAGTAGCGTAGAAGCTGTACGAGCCAATACTAACCGTATCGAAGGCTCTTTCCGTAGAGATCGTTTCAAGAACCCACCAAGCTATCAAACACCTGAATACGAATAAGGAGTAAGATATGTCATTCCGCTCCTTTGACTTGCTAAACCTAGTTAGAGACTTTGGGGAAACCCTTACTCTACGCAAGGTTACTACAGCAGGAACGTATAACCCCGCTACAGGTACAGTAGACAGTTCTGCCACTACTGACTATAGCGTTCAAGGATACCTCTACAATTATAACGTAGGTGTCATAGGTGGTAACGATGAGGTCGTTAGAGGTAGTCGCAAGTGTATTATCTCAGCCTTAGACTTAGCCGCCATCCCTGACTTTGATGACCTTGTTATTGGAAGTGGTGATACAGTTAAGATCATCTCTGTTATGTCGTTATTTTCCGCTGGTACTGCTATAGGTTACATCTGTGACGTAGAGGAGTAGGTTATGAAGGCACAAAATCAGTTTGTCAAAGTTAACGCTTCTTTCTACAAGAAGATGGAGCAATTAGAAGACATTGTTGAGGATGCAGTCAAAGAGGAATTGATCTCTATAGCTCAAAGTGCCGTTAGCTTCTCCCCTGTTGATACTGGTGCATATGTAACATCCTTCTCTTTTACTACTGGGGCTGGTCGCCCAAGGGGTAAATCTTCTGACAATAAGCCGAAGAAACAGAACCCACAACAGAAGATGCAAGAGGGCTTTCAGAACCTCCTCACTGACATCAACAAAATTGACCTAAAGAATACCGCAAGCGTCCAACTCAGGAATGGCTCACCTCACGCATACGATGTAGAAGAGGGTACAAAATGGAGACGGACTCCGGGGTATAAAGTTTTTGCAAAGATAAGGAATATCTATGGCTAGTATTCACAATGATATTCGGGCTGCGCTAGAGAGCCACTTAGCTGCAACATCAGGTCTCCCATCTATAGCCTACGAGAACGTAGCATTTGAGCCTACAACAGGCACTAGCTTCCTTAAGGTACAGTACCTCCCGACAGTCACTAGACCCGCTGTAAGGGGCTTAAATCCACAGTTGAGATACCAAGGTGTATTCTCTGTAACAGTCTTCGCCCCCGAAGGTCAAGGCCCAGCTACCGCAGACGACTACGCTAACAAAGTGATAGACGCCTTCGCAGCAACCACTGACATCTCTTTCACGAATGGTGATGCAGAAACAATCATAGTGTCTATTGATTACGCTGAACGTCAGCAAGGTATGATAGACAGTCCTTGGTACTTTGTTCCGATTAACATCGGCTGGTACATTTATAAATAACTTCCCACAGGAGAAATCAATATGGCCTTTGCACAGGGTTCACGCTCCAGCCTGTCTTTCATTACTGAATCTACGTTTGGTACGACACCCGCTGGCAACTTTACTAACCTCCCGTTCAGCACACACTCTTTGAACCTAACTAAAGACCGTGTTGCTGGTACTGATATTCAAGCTGACCGTATGGCTCGTGTTGATCGTCATGGCAACCGTCAAGTAGGTGGTGACATTGTTGTCGATCTCCGTGATGGTGACTTCGATAGCTTCCTTGAATCAGCTATGCTTAACACTTGGGCAACTAACGTACTTAAAGTTGGTACGACACCTAAGTTCTTCTCCATCGAAGACTATGCTGCTGACATTGACCAAGCTCGTTTGTTCACAGGCATGTCAGTTTCCACTATGGCTATTTCCCTCGCCCCTAACCAGATGGTTACTACAACCTTCGGTATGGTTGGCAAGGACATGACCATGAGTGCCACAGAGAAGACACAGGATGCTGCCTCTGGTGCTGCACCCTTCGATGCCTACTCAGGTGACATCTCCATCGGTAACGTAGGCGGTGCTGCTGCTGTAGCTATCGTGACAGCCCTTGACTTCACACTGAATAACTCATACGCACCTACCTTCGTCATTGGTGATGATAGCGCACCTTCCCTTGAGTACGGTCGTGCAGAAGTTGAAGGCACACTGACAGCTTACTTTGAGGATGCTTCTCTCATCAACCGTTTCCTTAACGAGACTGAGACTGAGATTGAAGTATCTGTAGACGATCCTACAGGCGCTAACACATACACCTTCCAATTCCCACGGGTTAAGATTAACTCTGCGGATGTTGGTGTCGATGGCCCAACCAGCCGTATGATTACTATGTCTTTCGTAGCCCTCTACGATACGACAGAAGGTACTAACCTTAAGATTACACGACCATCATAAGAATACCTAGCTAGGTAGTGGAGGCTCCTGAGTCGGGTCGGGGGTCTCCACATTAATCAAACCCGACATTAACCCCCCGAAGGAAACCGACATGGACTTAAAAGACCTGACACCGAATTTAGATGATATTGTTGTTGATCTCAAGCATCCAGCAACAGGTGATGTACTAAAGAATGAAGATGGCACGAATATGACAATTACTATTCTTGCGCCCCATTCTAAAGAGTATAAGAAAGCCCAACACGAACAAATCAGCAAGCGGCTTAAGAAAGCTCAGAAGAGTAAGTCTCAAGATGTTGACTACTCAGATATTGAGGAAGCTACGCTGGAGGTTCTAGCCAAGACAACTAAGGCTTGGGACATTACATACAACGGAGAGAAACCTAAGCTCACCGTTGCTAAAGCCAAAGACCTATACGAAGAAGTCTTCTGGATTAAGAGCCAGCTTGAGGAGGTAGTAACTGACTCTCTGGATTTTACGAAGGTCTGATCTGTGAGCTAGTTGAGTGGGCTGAACACCAGTTTAAACTCAATAGGCCAGATCAGAATGGCACTACAGAACGAGAACATCTTGAACAAGTAGAAAGGCAGACTGGACGTAGAGTAGAAGCATTGGAACCCCCGACACCCTTCCCTATGCTAATATCCCACGTTTGGTCTGCCTTTATTGCTTTAAGCTCTAGCAGAGGGTCAGGCTTTAGTGGCCCAGCGCCTATTACCTTTGAGCAAATTAAGGCATGGAAAGAGCTTACAGAAACATCTATTGAGCCTTGGGAAGTTGAGGCCATCAAGAGAATAGACCTAGAATACTTAAGGGTGGCAAATGGCTGATATTAGCGTAATCGTAGACTATAGTAGTGTAAAAGCTGCTAATGAAGCTCTTGAGCAAACTGGAACGACAGCCCTTAAATCAGCTAAAGTTTTTGAGGCAGCTTTCAAGTCTGCTGAAGCTCAAAGCAAGAAATCCTTAAAGTCTGTCAGAGATCAGATAGCTTTTAGTAAGCGCATGGAAGCACAGAAGGCCAAGGAAGCAAAGGTTTTACAGGCTTCTGCCACTAAGTCGGCTGCTGAGGAAGAAAGACTGAGAACTAAGTTTGTAGCTGGTCATGCCGCTATGAATATTTATTCCCGTGAGCTTGATGAACTTGCTAGGGCAAGAAGGTTAGATATCATATCTGCCAAGCAACAAGCTGCTGCTGTAGATAGTTTGAACAAGGACTTTAAGGAAGGCACTGGCATTTTTGCCAATTACGCCAGCGGTGTGATGAAGGGTGCTAATCGCATGGGTGTCGCCATGCAACAAACTGGTTATCAAGTAGGTGACTTCTTAGTTCAGGTTCAGTCTGGCACTAACCCAATGGTTGCTTTCGGTCAACAAGCTACACAGTTAGTTGGCGTTATGTACTTACTACCTCAAGCTT